TAAATCGTGTAAATTGCTGAGGAAATCCCTTTCAGGCGGTTACCATTTCAAGCGTATTGCCGTGGGTGCAGGGCAAGAACGGTTCAAAGACACGCCAAATAAGAACGAACACTCGCATGTGGGTGACGCATTTGGCTATTTGCTGGTTGGCGGCGGCGAATACCGCAATATGACCCGCAAGGGCAGCATGGCAACCAACAAGACCTTCATTGCCCAAACCCTAACGACATCAGAGTTCGATGTGTTTGCGGTATGAAAGCCCTTGATTTTAATTTTTTTGTAAATCTACCCCCCGGTATCGTATTTGTCCCCTTTCTGCCAGAGCATGCCAGCCGACTCACGGTAGAGCAGCCAGAGGTTTTGGCCTTTGGGCCTGCCGATGTAGGCGAACTTCTCAGGTATCAGGCCGCTAACGGACTGGCTGTGACGATTCTTAATCGTGGCAAACCGATTGCCGTGTTCGGAACTGTAAACATTTGGGCAGGAGTAGAGGAAGGATGGTTTTTGCTTGAAGAGGAATTCCGAGAGTACCGATACCTGATGACCAGGGCGGGCAAATTGTTTGTTCGCCTTAAGTTTCAAGACGATAGCTTGCATCGTTTACAAATTACCGTAAGATGCGATGACAACCGTGCCTTCAAATGGGCGAAAGCGATTGGCTTCCAACAAGAGGGCGTGATGCGGAAGTACGGGCCTGATGGCTCTGATTTTTACATTATGGCAATCGTAAAGGAGAGCTAGTATGGGTGGTGTAGTAAAAGCAGTAAAAAAAGTAGTTAGTGCGCCAGTTAAAGCCGTTACCGGATTGGTTGGTAGCGTTTTCAAAGCGCCAAAGGTTGACACCTCAGCGCAAGAGGCAGCAACCGCAGCATTGAACAAGCAAGTTGAAGAACAGCAAAAAGACCTTGAAGTAACAAAGAAACGATACGCCGAGCAGCAAGGGCAATATGCAATGCAGAGCATGGCAGCTCGCCGCGCTCGTGGTCGTGGTCAGCGCTCTTTGATGAGCGAAGAGCGTTTGGCTGAAATCTCAAAGTTAGGAGTTTGATATGAGCTTCTTATTTGGCAAGCCAGACACTTCTGCACAGAAGGCTGCAATTGATGCGCAAAACAAACAGCTTGAGTTGCAGCGTTTGCAGATCGAAAAGCAGGAAGAACGCCAGAAAGCAGAAGAAACTGAAACTGCAAAGCGTATGCAGGCTAGCGCTAGAGCGCGTATGCGTGGTGGCGCTCGCTCTTTGGTATCCGATGAGCGTGAAGACGCAATGATGGGCATAGGTACAAGCGTATGAACAAGCAGGACAAGATTGCAAAAGTGATGCGTGAGTTTGCCAAGGGCAAGCTCAAGTCTTCTTCTGGCAAGAAAGTCACCAGCAAAGAACAAGCTGCTGCGATTGCGTACTCTGAGGCAGAGCGTAAGAAGAAATGACACGCATAGTTGTCAAACGAGAATCGCTTGGAATCAACACCAAGCATACTTCGCCATCCTATCTTGATGGACAGGATGAGCAGGTACTGGTAAGTGCCGCTTACGGATTGCCTACTGTATCTACCCTTGAGGCGCACATTATTCAGGGCGATGCATATTCTGCCGGAGCAATATCAACATCATTAGCTAATGGCGCTAGCTTGGACTTAGCGATTGCTTTTGGATCTGGCATTGAAGCAAGACTTGGCGTTGAAGGTGTTTGTGGCGGCAATGGAATGGGATATTTCTATGAAGGCGCAACCGTATCAGGTGGCACTCCATTAGGCTCAATTAACTTAGACCGCAACAGCACGAACACAAGTAACTCTGCAATCTTGCTATCTCCGACTGTTACCTCAACAGGAACAACCATAGGCCAATACATCTTAATTGGCGGCGTTAAGAAGAAAGCAGCAGGTGGCGATGTTTCAGCAGCAAGCATAATTCTTAAGCCACTGACAACTTATTTGCTTCGCTTAACTAATAACAGCGGATCAGCACAGCCCGCTGAAATCATTTTGACTTGGTACGAATAAGGAGCCTGTGATGGCGAAGCCAATGAAACTCAATGTTGAGCAGATTCTGAAACGCCATCAAATCGCTCAGACCCGCAAAGAAAACTTCCGTGACTTGTACGAAGATGCGTATGAGTTTGCGTTGCCTCAGCGTAACCTGTATGACGGTTACTATGAAGGCAAGGTAGGTGGTCGCCGCAAGATGAATCGTGTATTCGATTCCACTGCGATCAATTCTACCCAGCGTTTTGCGAACCGCATGCAGTCCGGCATCTTTCCGCCACAGCGCAAGTGGTGCAAGCTAGAACCTGGATCTGATGTTCCGCAAGAACGCAGAATTGAAGTGCAGAAAGCATTGGACATCTACAACGAAAAGATGTTCTCCGTACTCAAGCAGTCTAACTTTGATATTGCTATTGGTGAGTTCTTGCTTGACCTGTCTGTAGGTACAGCAGTTATGCTTATCCAACCGGGTGATGCAATCAGCCCAATTAACTTCATCCCAGTTCCGCAGTATCTGGTGGCATTTGAAGAAGGCGCTAACGGTCAAGTTGACAATGTGTACCGCCGTATGCGCATCAAGGGTGAATCCATTCAGACGCAGTGGCCTGATGCTGAAATTCCGTCAGACCTGAAGCGCAAGATTGACGATAAGCCGACCGAAGAGATTGAGCTGCTTGAAGCTACGATCTATGACTATGACCGTGGCGACTATTGCTACCATGTCGTTCACAAAGAGTCGAAGTCAGAGCTGGTCTATCGCCGTAAAGACACTACGCCTTGGGTGGTCAGCCGCTTTATGAAGGTGTCGGGTGAAATCTATGGCCGTGGCCCTGTTATTAATGCGTTGCCAGACATCAAGACTCTGAACAAGACTCTTGAGCTTCTGCTCAAAAATGCGTCACTGGCAATTACAGGTGTGTACACCGCAGCGGATGATGGTGTTCTGAATCCGCAGACTGTACGCATCGTACCGGGTGCAATTATTCCGGTGGCTCGTAATGGTGGCCCGCAGGGTGAATCGCTCAAGGCTTTGCCTCGTGCGGGTGACTTCAATGTATCCCAGATCATCATCAATGAGCTGCGTGGAAGCATTAAGAAGACCCTGCTGGACGAGTCACTGCCGCCAGATAATATGTCAGCCCGTTCTGCGACTGAAGTTGTTGAGCGCATGAAGGAACTGGCTCAGAACCTAGGCTCTGCTTTTGGTCGTCTGATTAACGAAACCATGATCCCGATTGTCCAGAAGACCCTAGAGGTTATGGATCAGTCTGGTTTGATTACTTTGCCTTTAGAAGTCAATGGCTTAGAGGTTAAAGTTAGCCCAACTTCTCCGCTTGCAATGGCGCAGAACATGGAAGAAATCAACTCCATCATGCAGTTCAGCCAGATTGCTCAGGCAATGGGGCCGGAAGGCATGCTTGCCATCAAGTCTGGTGAGCTTCTGGACTACATTGCAGACAAGATGGGTGTGCCTGCTTCAATCCGCACGACTCCGCTGGAGCGTCAGCAGATGATGATGGAAATGCAGCAGATGGCTGCTATGGCTCAACAGCAGCAAATGGCGGCACAAGGCCAGCCAGCCGCTGCTCCTGAAGGGATGATGCAATGAGTGAAGGTTGGGAAGCGGTGGAACCCATGAATGTGGTTCCGCTGGATCGGAAGAAGGAAGACCTAGACATTCAAATAGCCCGCACTTTTTCTACGGAAGAAGGGCAAAAAGTGTTGGCTTGGCTGCGAGAGCAATATCTTGAGCGACCAAGTTGGCAACCTGGAGCTGAATCCAGCTTTGGGTTCTTCCGCGAAGGGCAGAATTCTGTCATTCGTGACATCGAAACTCGTATTAGGAGAATCAAAGAATGAGCGAAACCGAAGTAAGCGGTGGCCTGCTTGACGGTGTATCTGGGGAAGAAAATACGCCTGACAATAGCAGCACAACCTCTGCTGAAGCGGAAATCAGCCATGTGGCTGCTGATCCGAACGCAGAGGATGATAGCCCTCTGGAGCGTCCTGATTGGTGGCCGGAGAAGTTTTGGGCAAAGGACTCTAACGAGCCTGAGCTTGAAAAATTAGCTGGTGCTTATGCGGAATTAGAAAAGAAATTCCGTAATGGCGACCACAAGGCTCCAGAGGAATATGACATTTCTGGCTTTGGCCCACTAAGCACGGAAGATCCCGTGGTTGGGGCTTTTGCGGAATGGTCGAAGAAATATGGTGTCAGTCAGGCAGCATTTAACGAAATGGCCGAAAAGGTCATGGAGTTTGCCAACGAAGAGATTGAGTCTGGTTCTGTAAATTTGGAAAAAGAGCGTCAGGCTCTTGGGCCAAATGCGGATGCCATCGTCAAAAGCATGGCTCAGTGGGGCAATGGTCTTGTGGCGAAGGGTATCTGGGGGCCGGATGATTTCGAGGAGTTCAAGGTTTGGGGCGCTACTGCCTCAGGAATCAAGGCTCTCCAGAAGCTCCGTGCTACCTACGAAGGCCGTGTGCCGATAGAAGCTGCAAAGCCAGAAGGCATGCCAAGCAAGGACGAACTGTACGATATGGTTGCAAAACCGGAGTACAAAACCGATCCGGCATACCGGAAGAAGGTAGAAAAGCTCTTCGAGCAAGCCTTCGGACAGGCAGCATAATCAACCACATAGCCCCCTTTCTTGGGGGCTTTTTTATGGGGTTGTTGCAACCTGTTGAATTGTGTATAGAATCAACCTCAGGCTAATCGAGAAATCGACCCTAGATGGTGGTACACCACCCAACTGGCGAGTTGTGAAGCGCAAGTCTTGGCCCACGCAATGTGGACAACCAAAAGGGCGAAAACTAACCGTTAAACTGTAATAGGAGATCAACAATGGCAGTATCAATTTCAAATGCCTTTGTTACCCTGTTCGATGCGGAGGTTAAGCAGGCTTATCAGGCTGAGTCCGTACTGCGTAACACCGTCCGTCTTCGCACTGGGGTTGAGGGTTCTACTCATAAGTTCCCGAAAATTGGTAAGGGCGTAGCTCAGGTTCGCATCCCGCAGACCGATGTTACCCCGATGAATGTCAGCTACTCACAGTCAACTGTAACTCTGTC